CAGGATTGGTCTTCGCTGCGACAGACCGAGCCGACGTTATTGCCCCAGCAACGGGGCATCCTGATGTAGTAAGAAACGACCGAGGGCACATCGTTAGTGTCCCTGCATTTCTTATTCATTAATAGCATTAAGAACTCTGATATAATAATACTATGAAAAAAACAATAAAACAGCTAGAGGAGCAAGTCGATTGCTTACTAAAACAAATGCCATCATCATTTGCCCCAACGGGTGAGTGGCAAGTAGTTAACACAGTCAAGGACGAAATAGCCTTGTCTGTTGCTGGTCAAGAGTGGCCTAGTCCGTGGGAGCAGGATGAGTTTGTTGCTAAACACGGACTTGCTCTTGAGGATGCTGTAAAAGCACACCCGGTTTGCTTAAAAGCGCAAAAAGACTCAGAGAATCTCCAACTTGTAATAAAAGAGCTCGAAGAGCTCAAAGAGTCTGCAATCTTTGACATAACAGGCGGCCTTGATAGGGAGACTGTCATGGAACTAGCGGAGGCCGCGCTGGACGATGCAAGAGGATACTGGCCTGAGTTCACTGACGGCAAGATCATTGTCCGCAACACCAAGTCCCAATATATATATTGGGGCATTGGAGACGATGGATGGTCAACGCCAGTCTACATAGGCGGCTCAATAGATCACAAGCCGTTTGATTACTGCTAATAGGAACACTAATATAATACTATGAAAGAACAAAAATCGAGATCAAACGCATACGTTATGACCGTTAATCATCACAGCGATGAAGGAAAGGAACAAATCAAAACTCTTAGAAAGTTAGTGAAAGCTAACAGCCAAGTAAATCGACGAGTGTGTTTAGCTGGGAGATTGGGAGCCAATAATCCAAAAGCACACAAATACCGATCTCGCTATAAACATCATAATGGTTTTGGTGCACACTCACACCAAACAATTAGACTTAGCGATGCTGCTTATGTCGACGTCTATATTTACGATCGCTATTGAATATAAATAAAATATAGACATGGATAAATTATACTTTCGCAACTAAGATGTTGTTGCAACGAACTGTCATAAATTGACGATATATAAAACATAAAAAAATGAAAAAACTACTAACAAACATTATGCTAAAAATCTCTACATTTATAAATGTTGGAGGGTTATTGAAGAGCGTAAAAACAGCGCTTTCTCTTCTTTGGAGCAAAGGCGCGGTGATCTCACTACTATTGCTACTGATATTCAAATACACCGGATTGGGTGACGCACCATTTGCTGAGCTCATTTACGCTGGTATTCTTGTACTAACAGTTGCGGTTTTATCTCCTATTATTCGCCTATTGGTTTTTGCTGAAGCAGCAGAATTAGCTGAAAGCGGAGGAGTTAGAAAACTTCTTAGAAAAAGAAGCATTTCCCCTGAACTCATTCACTATTGGATTGCAACTGCAATCTCCTATATTGTAACACTGCTATGCGTTTCTTCGCTGTTATAGTATTAATATTAACACAACAATCCCTTCTCGCTTACGAGCGAGGAGAGGATTTGCGCGTTAAAAGATTTATCGAAGCTGAGCCAAATACTTCATACATCCCTCAGATTGATAAAATAATTAGAAGAATAACGATCAATAAGTGTCGTTATGTGCAAGTTGCTAAACAAACAAACACACCGTGGTATGTTATCGCAGCATTACACAATATGGAAAGCAGTGGAAGTTTTCGACATCACTTGCACGAAGGATCGCCATTAACAAGAAGAACACGCTGGGTTCCACGAGGAAGACCTAAAAGCGGAAATCCTCCATTTACTTGGGAAGAAAGTGCGATTGATGCATTAGCGTATGATAATATGGGTGATAAGAGATGGGCATATTTATTCGACACTCTATGGGCAGTGCAGTGTTATAATGGCACCGGCTATTGGAAATACCACAGAAGCACACCAAGCCCATACCTCTATTCAAAAACTTCAATCGAAAAGCCCGGAAAGTATGTCTCTGATGGAAAGTGGAGTAGCACTGCTCGATCAAAACAAATTGGTATTGCTGCAATCTGGAAAAGAATGGAAGATAAAAAAATTCTAAGGTTCAAGTCTCTTAAATGAAAGTACTAATAAAAAAGCATCAGCTATCGCATCATCTGAAACCGATTGAAAATTTAATTCAAGGTATACGTAAGCATACGAAGTGTATAGTTGAAAAATCCGATATGGATTTATCTAAGGTTTCTAAAACGGATTTTGGTGTGTGTTGGGGCTTAAGGAACTTTTATTATCTACGAAAATACGTAAAAAACATTTTAGTAATTGAGAATGCTTATATTAATAATGTTCAAGGGCAAAACAAAGAGTGGCTATCGGTGGGGTGGAATGGTTTAAATGGTAGAGCGAATTTCTACAACTCCAATTCACCTAGTGATCGCTGGAAAAAACATTTCGACGATGGAAGACTTTTAGATTATAGCGATGGTGAATATATTCTAATTCCTATTCAAATTAGAGGAGATCAATCTTTAAGACATGTTAAACGCACCATCAATTATCAGACAATTTGCGAAAACATACGCAAATACACAGACCTACCTATCGTTCTAAAGGATCACCCAACACGCCCTGGCACTCAACCAAAGGTAGTTGGTATTAAAAACTTAAAATACATTAATTCAAATATTCCTATATCAGAAGCAATTAAGAACGCAAAGGTTGTTGTCACAATAAATAGTAACAGCGGAGTTGATGCTTTAATTGGTGGTAAACCAGTAATTAGCCTCGACCATGGATCGATGGTGTGGGATATCGCAGAAAAAGATTTTATGCGGATAAATCTTCCGCGATGGAAAGATAGAACACAGTGGTGTAATAATATATCATACGCGCAATGGCACCCTGATGAATTTAAAAGCGGAGAAGTCTGGGACCACCTAAAACAACACTTAGAATATGATGATTAAAATATTGAATAGAATAAAATACGAATTTCTGTATATCGTATACTCTCTTGCATTGCTTCCATTTGTTTTAATAGTATCCTATGTGAGTGTTACGATTCACGCTTTTAAGCATGTTCCTCAAACAGTGATTGACATTTTGAACAAGAATAAATAAATATTATGAGTAAAAACGTACTAAAATCTAAATTTGAAAAAGAGTGGGAAGGTTATGATGTTGTTGAGTTACCCATAAAGGACATATGGGCTTCAGTGCCTATCGCAGAAACATTACTTGGTAGACCATTTTTTGAAAATTTAAAAAAGGATATCGCTAAAGATGGTTTACATTTTCCAATCATGGCTGTACACACTAACTACGTAAAGTTAGAAAGAGCGAAAGAGCGATGGGGAAAAAAGATCCGCGAATTACCATTTTGGCATAACGAAATTAACAAACACAAAAAATTAATTTGGAGTGTGTGGGGTGGATCTAATCGTTTAGAAGCAGCAAACCAATTAGGATATACTCACATTGACTGTGCGGTTCTTCCAAATATAGCAAAAGCTGTTTCTCTTCAAAAGATAATGCGAAAACCTTTTAACGACCGATATTATAAATAACAATATGGAACACGAATTTTCAGGTGAATTTAACGATTTTGGGTTTACTGTCGTAGACGAAAAAGATCTAGAAGCATACCAACAAGCTGAAGAACTTTCAACTACTATAGTGAAAGCATCTGCAGCAGCAAAGGCCACAGAAAAAAAGATTGACGAGCTTTATAAAGCAATTCAACCTCTTCTTAACAATCTTAAGTCAAATCCATCAAAAGAATATATCCTTTGGCCCGATCGTAAACAAAAGGTTGAAGAATTCGAAGCGTATCTTAAAAAGATATACAATTCGTAATATTACTCTGATTCGACGACTTCTTCTTCTGGAAGATCTGAAGGTAAGATGAGCTTATCACTTATACTTAATAGTTCTGAGAATGGCAGGTCTGAACCAGTGTGAGCATTCGTTCCAACAAACAGTCTTCCAGCACGTTCTAAGACACTGTGATTAGGTAACATCCATGTAGACCATGTGTTGCTTGTTACAACTTCCTCTTCATCTGTAATAGTTGAACCTATTAAACCTGAATCAACTTCATCTGATTCTGCATTGATTTCAATAAACAAGGGAAAGTTTTGAACTTCACCACCTTTAGAAACAACGAGTTTAGCGTAGTCAAGTGTAAAGAATTCATTTTCGATATTATAAGTAACACTTTCTCCGTTACGCTCTGGATGAACTCCTGCCATTATTGAATATAACGCAAGAGGTTGAATTTGTGTATCAGTTTGAAGAACTGACATTGGTATAGTTGCTTTAATCATTTTTTTATTTACGGGTTTTGAGTGTATTTTTCTGCGAGTGTTTTATCATCACCTGTTAAATCCTCTGTAAAGGTGATAAGCCTGTCGTCTTCAGCTGCTGATGTTATTCTATTATAGACTGAATCGTCTGATGTAAATTCTGTACCAGATTCGATTGCATCTAATGCTGAATGACCACTTGTTGCTGGTGATGGGTTGTCACCCTCTGCGATGTTGTATGCGTCAAGCTCAGTCTCTGAGTCGTTGTAACCGTCTGTAATGGCTGGGTTGGTGAGTGTGTCGCCAAATACATCTTTCGTTGGGTCTGACGTATCAGCAGGTATGCGGAGCAATGCAGGTGAGCCATTGACTGTGCCGTGGTTAGTTCCAACTAAATCCACCCAATCAGCATCGGTGTTTCCATGCCCTTCGTATTGAGCTATGAGGTTGGTATCATCAGGAGCATCGCCATTATACATGTCGAGAACATCTGCACTGGATAGCTCCTCATAATAGAAAGACGGATCAGAGATGATGCCTTTGAAGCGGTTTGTAACACCCCCAGTGGAATACCTAGCGCCAATAGTATAATTGGAGTCAGATTTCTGCCACGCACCTATGCTTCCTGACGAATAATCAGCATCATCAACCTGCGCCCCGTTGACATAAATTTTAAATGCTCCGTTTGTCAATCCTCCAGACCATGTAACCGTGATGTGTGTGAGTGTATTACTATTGACGACGGCGGTCGCCTGTCTGCCTACCCATGCCCCACCAGACGTTAAGTAGTTGACGAGAACATCATCACCAGAAAGTCTAATCATAAAACCCTTGTTGTTGCCTCCAGATGCGCCGTCAAAATCTGAAAAAACAGTTTGTTTTGACAGACTGTTGTCTTCGGTCATTATTCGACCAACCCATGTTGCACCCGTAACGTCTGTTATTTGTCCTGTTATGTCTGAGGGCAAAACTACATCATCATCCACCCCATCAAACAGCATCCGCTTGCTAAACCCGTTATTATTATTCAGCGCGTTCGCCTCCCCGTCTATCCTGCCAGCCCAGAAGCCCGCGCCCTCTGTGCCTGTGGAGGCGTTGTTGATTGTGCCGTGGTTGCCGTTACCAGAAACATCGTAAACAGTGTCTCCTGCGCCCTCTGTGAGTGGGTAGATGCTGCCGTTGAGTGTCGCTGAGTAAACATTGCCCGACAACCTGTTGGTGATCCCTGTATGACCTACTCCGATGTAAAAGTCACCTGTCGATTCTTCAACCGTTCTCGCCACCGGCGATTGATTCACACCGTCAACCACGAGAGTAAGTGTGTCTGGCGATAGTGTGTAAACTAGTTTTATCTCGTGCCTAGTATTTACGACGATCGTTCCTGATGGAGCTAGAGTTGTAGACCCTTGTCCACCTAAAAAAGTAACCACAGACCCATCAGTTGCCACTCTCACCCACGCTCTACCTGTTCCCGTGCCAGCCGCCTGACTGAAAATGTCTGTGTTTGATGCCATGCTTGTTAGCATCACGTCCGCTTTCACGTTCCATGCTGACGTATTAAATACCCCTAACGGAAATGAGATGTAATCATTCACCCCATCAAAGCTCGCCGCGTAGCTGTTTCGATACTCTGGTCGCCGTGGGTAGACACTTCCGCTGTATTGCAGAGGGTTGCCAAAGATGTCGTTTTCTGAGTCGCTTTCGTCGCGTGGAATTATCACAACTGATCCTGTATCTGTTGATGGTGATTCGCCTCCGACTAGGTTTGTGTTGGCGGAATTTTCCATGTCAATATCCACTTGTAACACGTCTGAATCATCCCATATCTTGAACTCTTGAAACACAGCACCAACGACACCATCACTACCAGCGAGACTTGGGCCAACCCAAACTTGGTTAACTGTTTTTTCCGTTGACGCAGAGTATGTGTATTTAGTCATCAATGCATCATCTAGGTATATATCCCACGTGGTTGATCCTGTTGAGACTATCTCAACCACGTGGTATCCTGCTGGTATAACATCCTTGAGATATGTTCGGGAGCTTGTGTTACCACTAAACGTAAGTGTTTCATTAGTGGCTAAACCTGTTGAGTTGCCAATCTTAATGCTCATTGCTCCGTTGGTTGTGTACAACGCGCAAAGTGTTTTACCCGATGTTGCGGATGTAATTTCGTATGGTTGATACCAGCCAACTCTTATCTTACTTGCTTCAAATGTTGGTATTACACCTGTGTTAAAACGCACTCGGCTACTAGATGCGCTCAAAACAGTGGCTTTGCTGAACCCCTCCAGATTAAGCCTGTCAGCCTCTGGTGGCAACGTGTTATCAACGACAAAAGCCGCGCCGTTTTGCAGTGTGCCGTCATTGCCGTTACCGCTGGAGTCGAAAGCGGTCGCGCCGCTGGCGTGGTTTAGGTTGTATTGCGCTACATCGCCGATAATAACGCCAGACATATAGCCATCACATTGTCGAGTTTCTCTCTTGCCTATAAGCAAGCTGTTGCTGTTTGTCGTGAGCGTGGCTGTTGATGCAACTGTTCTGACCTCAATACCATCAACGAAAATCCTAAAATGGGTGGCATCTTTTATGCATTGTATGTGATACCATTGACCTGTGGAAAGTGTGTATCCGCTCAATGATCCTACAGGAGTGCCAGAATCATACCCAAAGAACCTTAACCCGCCAGTGTAATCAACGGCGTAATTTGTCGTTGTTCCGACTCCTTTTGATATAAAGTTATGAAACCCTGTGTCGTTTAATTTTAAATAAAACTGAATGTTTATTAGATCGGGAAAATCAAATGACGTTGAGTTACCACAATCTATATAGTCATCCACCCCGTCAAACTCACAAACTTGCCCTTGTTGGACTGGTCGCGTTGATGCTGGCGCGTTGCTTGAAACAATAGGATCGAGTTCAAGAACTTCATTGTACAACTTTAAAGATTCACCATCCCAATATGTTTTGTTTAATTCGTTAGGAACTGAATCCATATTTGAACCAACAATTCTACAGTTCGTGTAAAGTTCATCACCGGATTGGTTTGTTCTTATTCCAGAAGTACCTGTTTCCCACAATGAAGTAAGTGCGCCATCAGGATCAGGAGGATCATTGTCGTATTGCCAATTAAGATCATTTATTTTTTTCCACGCCATATAGATCTATTTATACGAAAATGGTGTTCAGCGTTGTGTATAAATAAATATGGAAACTAAAAACTTGATTAAATGTTTGGATTACTAACAATGTTATTATCAACACTCGGCGCCACTGGAATGGGCTCTATGCTTAAAATTATCGCCGGAATATTTACTGCGATAAGTGATGCGAAAGCAACTAACGCTAAACGTGAACTTGCAAGGGATTTGGCTTTGTCCAAAGCAAGTATAGAAATGCAAAAAGCCGTATTCGGAGAACCAAATGAAAAAACATATATATTTACTCGTACTACTCGCAGGATTATTGCTCTTATCGGCATGCTCAACTTCTCCGCAATATCAATATTGTGTACGTTGTGGCCAAGTGTCACGATCATTACCTTTACCCCAAACGCACAATCGAGGAACATCGAAATCCTATGGGGACTTATTACCATCCCAAGAGGAGATGAAGTCGTATCAGCAATCACAACGGGGCACATCTCTCTGGTCTCAATCGCCACTTTGGGGGCGATCGTGGGATTCTACTTTACGCCTTCCGCAGGAGGAAAGTAATTAGCGACCAAGTTGTTTATTTCTACCCTCTAAACCTTTCTTTCGAAAGAGTTCTTGGGTCTTTTTAGTGAACACTCGTCCTGGCAACCAACCCTCCTTTAAGAGTTGTTCATAATCTTCTTGAACAACTCTTTTATTTTGTCCATTTAAGTTGCACCATCGTTTTCCCCTGTGCTTACCAGCCATTCCGGCTTTCATATTTTGAATATGTTCATCAGACTTAGGTTTACCTTTATTTGATAGACCAACGGTCGCTCCAAGCAATTTGGATTTATCGCGGTATTCTTTGTCGTTTTCAAATAAGTCTTTTTGGACTTGAGATGTTATTTCACCAAAGTTATCTGGCTTATCGCTATATGTTTTATTGTCGGTTTTATTCAAGAATCTTTCGTCAATTCTTACTTTCATTCTTTTAAGAACAGTTGACTCCCAATCTCTAGCTTTTTCTTGATCATCAAATGCCTTCCTAATCTGAATAACATCTGGCTCGCCGTGATCTTCTCGAAGCTGTTTTACATATTTACTTGATGTGAAGTAAGTATTCCACAGATCATTTGGTTGAGTGCCTTTGGCATACTTTACGCCGTAATACCATTTGTCTAATTTAGACCATCCAATAAGATAGGTGAATGGCTTTGTATAAATATCCATAGCTGAACTTGGTGTTTTAATGTTAATAAGTTTAGTGCTGGTGGGAATTGCAGTTCCGTGACCAGCCTCTATATCTATTTATACAAATAATCGTCTTTAAAGCTGTGTTTTCTTTATAAATAGCTATATATGGCTATTTGGAATACAGTATTACAGAAACTAAATAATAACAATACTCAACAGTATGAGGTTGTTATGATTGCCGATAAAGATGGCAATATCCAAAATACTATCGGCGCAGCATCTAATATTCCTATTGCTTCAGGTGATGTATCGGGTTATTCACACATCAATAAATTTGGTTATTCCGATAACGTAGCTACACTTTCTACTGTTTGGGACGGTCAATCAATTTACTCATATCCTACATCAGCGGGAGCAGTCACAGTTGAAAGTGATGCAAACTCAAACGGTGATGATGGTGCGGTGATTGAAGTTCAAGGATTAGATTCTGATTATAATCTTGTCATACAGGATATCACTATTAGTGGTTCAACAGGTACAGGAACAACTGATCTTATTCGCGTATTTAGAGCAAGAGTAAAGGATGCCGCAATAGGAAGTACCACTAATAATGGTGATATTGATATTGATATTGGAGGAGTGTTAAAGGCTAAAATCCTTGAAGATAAAGGACAAACTCTTATGGCTGTTTATACCGTTCCTGCAGGAAAGACCGCATATCTTTTGAATCTATCTCTTTCGGTTGATAAGAACACCGATGTTATTTTTAAACTAATGGCTCAAACACATAATGATGGAGCCATTAATATCAAAGGTCAATTTGGCACCTTTGGTTCACCTATCGATCACAATTATCCCGTACCTCTTAAGTTTGAAGAGAAGACCGACATCGAAGTGAGAGCAGTTGCAGGAAATTCTTGTGGTGCTGGTGCAACATTCGATATTATTCTCGTAGATAACCCAGTTTAAAGATATACTTAATTTTATTAACGAAGTCGGAATACCGATCACTGTCGCTCTTGCCGCAGGAGGAAAGTAATTAGCGACCAAGGTGTTAGGTCATAAGTACCTTAAAACCAACCACTTACACATATTCAAATTTCATAAGTCCCTTAGAGCCAACCACTTACACACGGAAAATGCATTTCAAAAATTAGGTTTTCCAAAAAATGCATAAGTGATTGAAAACCAAAAGGTTACATAAGTCCCTTAGAACCAACCACTTATGAAAAAAGGTGAAAAAAGGCAAAAAAAAGTGCAATCATAAGTGGTTGATTTACAATAAGTTATGAAAAAAGTGCATTTTTATGCATTTTTTTTGTTTACAAACCGCTGTTTTTGTGGTATAATATATATAGAAAGGTAAGGAAACCAAATATATTATGAAAGCACTAATTAAGACTCAGTACAAAGAATGGTACGGTTGCGAAGACAACATAGGTGTTGTCGGCCATGGCCGGTATAAGAATAAAGGCGGCCACAACTTCGTTATCGATATCGATAGCCACACTCTTCTTTATAATGAAGAGGCTGTTATTGAAGCCTTCCACAAGAAGTACAATAGAATCGGCGACTTCACTAGATGTGAAGTGCTGGAGATTGAGGGCTGTTATTACGAGCCAGAACAAATTACTTTGGAACTCTAAATTATGTACGATATTAAAGATACTCTTATGTTTCTTCTCCGCTTTATTATTGCGGGAGGAGTTCTTCTTACTCTAGCAGTCATTAGTTCAGAAGGATTTGCTGACGCGTTGGTTAGAATGCTACCATTTTAAGGAATACCAATATAGTAATGAACACAGTAATGTGCGGATGCGGTAATCCGGTAGAATCAGCGAGGGTTGATCTTAATCTTAAAAGGTGCAAAAAGTGTGCCTTTAGCAATGATGTAGAAAGACCGAAAGGTGTAATGATTTATAGCGGAAAGGTAGGAGGAGAGATTGAGATTCATTCTGCCGAGGCTTGGAAAGAAAAGAAAAGGTATTATGTGCCATCTGGATCTAGGAGCTGTGTTAAGAATTTTAGCCGTAATATATGCAGTTAGTACGCATTTTATGGTGTACAAACCGCTGTTTTTGTGGTATAATATATTTAGAAAGGTAAGGAAACCAACTATATTATGAAAGAAAATACGAAAACCCCCGCCGCTAAAATGTGCATTGCACAATATGATATTGATCGGCTACAGAAAATGCTAGATGATGAACTAGTTAGACGCTCGAAAGCTCTTAATGAACCTCTAGAGTCTACTCTCGTAAGCCAAGGTTCTAGTTGCACAGTATTTGTGCCAATGGAAATATGGAAAACCGACCACGGTACTACCTTAGTGTCACCTGTAGTGTAGATCTAACCCGACGAAAATTTAATCAATAAGATTATGAAAGATAAACGCAAACGTTTTATGGTGGTCGATAACTTAAATGGTAATGTCCTTGCATCCTGTTTAGCTATCGATGAGAAAGAAGCTAGAATTAAGCTTAATTACTTTATCACCACATACCCGAGTTACGATTTAGTCTCTGAAAATATTTAATGCCGATGAAAATACTTAAATTTAAAATTGAAGGAGAGATTTATGATCAAGAACTGCCTGATGACATCGCTGAAATGCATATGAAGGATGGTACCTTAAATGATCTTATAATGCAAAATCCTGACCGATTAAAGGGATATATTGAATCTGTTGATCTTTCGCTGAAAAACTCTCCTAACAAAATTGCTGATAATATTATTCATGTCGGTGTTGGTGAAAATGGTAAATTACAAATAAAATGAAAATGTCAATTATTACAATTATAAGTATCCTCGCGTTAAACACTGGGTGCAACGAAAGAAATGGTGAAAATTTTATTGGAAATAAAAAACCTCAAACAGTGCCGATAGGTGTGTACATTAATCACCAAAAACAGTGGGGAGATATTATTACTCATGGTTTTTTAGACGATGTCAAAGAGGCTGAAAACGGTGTTAAAGCCGGATTGTGCAAAAGGACTAATAGGTGGTACTCGTATAATTCACCAGAAGGAGGTACACAAACTATTGGTTATGGCCACAAATTGACGCGGGAAGAAGCTAATTCTGGTAAATTTAGAAAAGGGTTATCAAAAAACCAAGCTGAACAACTTCTATTATCAGATCTCAATTTGGCTATAAGTAGACTAAAAATGCCAAACTCAAGATGGAATAGACTATCTTGGAAGCAGAAATGGCTTTTATTGGATTACCAATTTAATGTTGGAAGTGTTGAGCATAAGTTTCCTAAGTTCACCCATGGAGTGCTGACGGAAAATAAATCGATACTGCTAAAAGAATATCTTCGTACATACAAAAAGGAAAATGGTAAACGGTATTACTTAGGTGATCGTAACAACCGCACATTAAATTTCATAAATGATAATTTTTAGTATGTACAATTTAGCAAATCTATAGTATAATAATACCATGAAAGTCAATAAGAGAAAATACCTTCGTTCTGGAAGGCTTGCAGCTCCAGATTTTAAATTTACTGGAGAAGAACCAGAATGGAAAAACAGTAAAAATTTGGATACAACCTTTAACAAGGCGCTCAACTTCTACAACTATTATCTAGATCGGGATGACTATATTCATATCATTTGTGAATATATGAAATCTCAAGGTTATAACAAAGATGAAATTGAATTGATTGAAAGTGTGCCTAAGTCTAATAGCGATGTTGTTACAACAGGTAAAGTTTGTAGATGCTTTAACGTTGGAATGCCTGCTGAATTTAGAGATTATTCAACCTATGTGAAAAATAATATTTCTTCTATTATGTCTGATGCAAAGGAACATATGTATCAAAAGAAATACGATACTACACAAAAGGTTAAGCCCAATGTTCATAGAATCATGCGAGAAAAAGTTCGTAAAGGAGTTTTATTTGAAATTGAATCAGTCTTTGACGAATGGTGTGCCAATCCAAAAGTAAAGATTAAAAAGATATCCATTTCTTCAATTCTACGAGCTGAAAACGTACCAGTCTCTTTTATTGGCCCCGTTGCAGATCTAATTAAAGCACAAAAGGAAGAGTTTGATTTAGCATATAACAAAGAATGTGATCAGTTCGTTGAAGGATATTCATACCTCACAAAGGTTCAACTTAGAAAAAGAATTGAGGTATGTGATGATATGCTGAACGAGCTTGTTCTTTACAAATCTGCTAAAAAGGCCACTCGTAAACCTCGGATTAAAAAACCTAAATCCGCGGAGAAGCAGGTTTCGAGAATAAAGTACCTACCTGAATCTAAAGAATATTCAGTGTGCTCGTGTGATCCTGTTAGGGTTATTGGGTCTGAAACGTTGATCATATTCAATACTAAATATAGAAGAATGACAATGTTTAAATCACAGGGAAGGAATGGACTAACTGTTAAGGGCACAACAATTCAAGATTTTGACGAAAAATCTTCTTATTCTTTAACACTAAGAAAGCCACAGATTAGCAAACTACTTCCTATTCTAGTAAGTAAAACAGAAAAACAAATTGAAAAGGAAATAAACCTTATTAAAACCAAGCGCAAGCCAGCAAAAGGCAGGTGCAATAAAGACACCGTACTATTAAGAACAATATGAGTAAAGATAAAAAAATTGTAATTACACCCGCGATAACGAAAGAGCAGTTAAGACTCGAAGTTGAAAGACTTGTTCACCATGATGGTATGAGTTATACAGAATCCATTATTGAAATTTGTGAAAGAAGACAAATTGATCCAGAAGATATGGCTAAACTCGTAAAGCGCGGACCTCTTAAAAATAAACTAGAGGTCGAGGCAATGGATAGAAACATCATAAAAAGAACAACAACAAAACTATATTAATGTCTAAAAAACTACAATCTTGGTGGAAAAACATAAACATGTCAGCATACATGTTCGCGTTTATATGGGCAACAGGACCTCTTATCTTTTGGCTCCTTGTCTTTCACATTTTTTCAAAAATAATATAAAGATGATAAGAATTATTATATGAGCGGCTATCGTACATACCAAATCTACCAATCTCTTAAATTACACTTTACGACTGATTACAATGCAGTAAAGTATAATTTCAAAACGGGCACAAAACAAGCAACGTTTGAAAAAAGAAGAGATAGATACTTCTTTGAAAAGCTTTCTCGGAAGTTTAATGCCGAAACATTAATCGATTATTTTACTGCAAATCTTATTGAAAACCCAAATGTCTGGATCGGTGATGTAAACGATAAAGTCTATAACGATTATGTTGCACGGCAAGATAAATTAACCTATATGATGAATCAGGATATGAAAACAATGTCCAACAAAGGATACTCCTTTAATGAACTATGTACAACCTCTGATGACTTATCTTCTAATCCTCTTTTAGAGGCATTAAGAGGTGGCGAGATTAGCACTGAATCTGTCGTTATGGTTGATATACTCGTAAACTTTCTATCGTCTCTAAAGAAGAATCTAAGCGATCCTCTAGGTATAAATACCGATACTATTAACTTATTACAAAAATATAAGCTAATAATGCTGCGTCGACCACTGCCACAAAATAAAATAAAGGAAAAGCTACTCTTATCTTTTACCACTTAAACTTTGGTAAATAAAAACAATTTAAGTATGTACAAAGAGTAAAATCTATGGTATAATACTTAAGAAACAACAAACAACACACACTGTAATACACTGCAATACGAACAAATAAAAAAAATTATGTCATTCGAACAACTAAAACAAAATCGGGATAACGCTATTAGTAAATTGGTAGCCGCATCAACATCAAACAATGAAAAGAAATCATACGGCGACGACCGTGTTTGGAAACCTACTGTCGACAAGGCTGGAAACGGTTATGCCGTAATCCGCTTTTTACCAGCAGGTGGAGGTGAAGATCTTCCATGGGTACGTTATTGGGATCATGGCTTTAAGGGTTCAACTGGGCGCTGGTATATCGAGCGTTCTTTGACTTCTATTGGTCAAAATGATCCTGTTTCTGAACTTAACTCACAGCTATGGAATACTGGTCGTGATGAAGATAAGGAAACCGCCCGTCAACGTAAGCGTAGACTACACCACGTTTCAAACATCCTTGTTATTTCAGATTCTGCTAATCCAGAAAATGAAGGCAAAGTCTTCCTTTATGAATATGGTAAAAAAATCATGGATAAGATCATGGATGTTATGCAGCCACAGTTTGCTGATGAAACACCAATCAACCCATTTGATTTTTGGAATGGAGCAAACTTTAAACTTAAAATTCGCAATGTTGAAGGATATCGCAATTACGATAAGTCAGAGTTTGATGCATCCACAAAACTATACGATGATGATGAAACTCGACTAGAGGAAATCTACAATAACCTATACAAATTGGATGAATTTACCGATCCAGAATACTATAAGTCTTATGCTGAACTTCAAAAGAAACTCTTTGAAGTTATTGGCGAAGCTGATGTAGCAAATACATTTTCACCTGTTCAAACAGTGGAGATGAATACAACTAAAGAACCGATTGTTGATGCACCTGCACCACAAACAGTTTCAGAACCTGTATCATCCACATCAGATGGAGACACGGGAGATGAAGACTCTTTAAGTTATTTCGCACGCTTAGCAAATAGCTAATATACAAATAAACATACATACATAATATAGTAAAGGGCAATAGTGAAAGCTATTGCCCTTTTATTATCCTTGCCAATATCCACCGCCATAAACACCTGCTATCGTTTTTGATCTAAGACCACTTTCTCCGATGACATTATACTGCGTATTATTTGGTGCGTTTATTGTGGTGTTTGTTGAAGAAACGTTTGCTGGACCGGCAGGTCTATTTCCACTACCTCCAAATTCGTTTATACCACGAGTTGCTTCAAGACCTTCTTCCAATTTTTTGATAGATTTAAGTTCCAAATCAACTCTTCTTTTTGCCGCGTTTGTTTGCGCGTCGAGATCATCGATGAAGTTCTCTGCAGACTCAGGTAAAAGAATCTTTGGGACCTTTTTAAGAAGACCAGTAATTCCTTGTTGTAAAAATAGGAAGAATGATGCAATTGATAAACCAATTTTCTTTAATGTTATTTTTATCTTATCAAGAGTATCAGCACCAAAAGTGTCCTTTATGAGTGCACCTAGCATATTAAAAGGAATCATGACAGCCCCAACTATTCCATCCCAAATCTTTTGTAAACCTCCCATCATTTTATCGGTATCCCACGTGAATATACCAACTACTAAATCGACTAATCCACCAAAGACATCTTTAACGCTTTGAATAATTACTTCTGTTTGTTTACCTATTTCTTCTGCTATATTATCAAGACCAAGCCATTCGGCGAGCTTAGTCGGTATCCACGCTAATATACGAAGTAAGCCACCAACCAATCCATCAAACACTTCCATAATCCCCTGCTTGATGCCTTCAATTATTCCACCTTCCTCGTAGCCTTTCATAAACCCTTTGACGAAGTCAATTACGCCGAAAAGAATTGTGATTGGTAAAAATATCTTTCCAAGTACTCTTCCAATACTACTTGCTACCTTCATAATAGACTTAAATGGTCCGGACTTTACAAAATCAGCAATACGCTTAAACACATCAAAAATCTTACTGAATGCCCCGCCTTTTCCAGCAAAGATCTTACTAATAAATTTATTATTCTTAAAAAAATCACGGATTGGCTTAAACATCTTATCAATCAATTTGCCAAATCCACCTCTCGTAAGGAAATTTAGTTCAACACCTAACTGGCCAATAAAGGCAAAAAACGTTACGAAAGGAGCCAATAATAAACCGAACCCTATACCTAATAGCTTACTAAGTCCACCATCTGTCTTAGGTATAAGCGATTTTAAAGCAGAAGACAAACCATCGACTAATGATGTAGAAAGCCCATTGATACCATCAGCAATATCTTGAAATAGCGACTTTTGCTCAATGTTTTCTTCAAGCTGTTTAAGATCGTTTTTCTTTTGCTCATCGATAAGTTTATCAATGGCCCCTTCTTCGTTGTTTACGATCATGACCTTTTGAGTAACATCAGCAAGATCTTTTTTTGTTATGTAATCACCGTCAGGCATATTTCTATTTATACTAAAAGAAGAATGGTAAGTGTTTTATTTAAAGTGTACTACGACGTTCATAATTTAATAAATCGTAATCGTTTGAATATCTTTCTTCAATTAATAATCGTGTTTTATTATCAATTTGCGGTTTAGAAAATGATCCACTTGAATTTCGGTGGGGTATATCAGGATACACTCGCCCACAATGGTTTTCGATTATCTCTTGACAATTTCCCCAATCATACCTAATGTGTTCAAATCTAATTATGTAATTTAATCTATTTAAATCCAAATCAAATGTTTGGGATCTAAAATGTTGATCACATTCCAAACCAGGTCCATCTTTTATTTTGCTAACTGATTTAATAAACTCATCAAATGACATCTTATGTTTAAACATATTGGGGTGACGACGATCAAATCCTTTATGATATCTCACGCCATTTACTTTGTCTTTCCAACAACTTATTAAGCGATCTTCTGGGTGACGAGAAAATCCGATGACTAAAGAATTATTAGAGAATTCTTTAGTGTCTAACATCTTCCATTTTAATGATGGGTTGGACGCAATTTGAGAATGTTTTCGATTATCCTTTTCAAATAATTCAATCAAAAGCCATTTCATTGACGTATTGCATGCCTTACATATCATTTGAAAGATAATATTATCTTCTTCAATAAAATAGTTATTAGGATCAGCCATTTTTAGTTTTGTTCAGCTCTTAACTTCTCTTCTTCCAAATGATTCTTTAATAAAGTTAAATAAATTTCCCTTTCCCACGGTATCATATTATCAAGCTCTGTTAAGCTATATTTGTGATGTTGTAACAAAGAAAACTGGACATAATAATAGTTTTCTAAGTTATTGTGAGAAAGGCTTATTCGAAAAAATCAGCTAAACCAGCTAATGTTTTCTTATTTGAATGATTACAGTGTGGACATGTATATTCAATGTCATGCTTAAGAGAAGGGATTGTATTCACCCATTCGTTAATTTTTAGCACCTGCTCAGAACTTAATGAATCAATAAAATCGTTAATCTCTTTTGTTGAAGCTTCAGAAAACGGATAAACGTTATCTCCATCGAACACACTTTCGATTACAGTAGAAATCGCAGATGTCAAATCATTTGCATTCTTCCCTCTAGCTGATTTTTCAGCATCCTTTAATCCAGGCTCTTTAAGTATAACACCAATCTCATCAGTTAATTTAATATTGTTGTCATGATTACTTTCGTTAACATTAACATCAATGGCTGATAGATCGATTTGAGTCTCCACATATTCATCGCAACCATCGCATTTTACATTAATATCGGATGTTTCACCTACACTTTTTGATCTAATTTGTAGAAGAATGTACTCAAGGTCATACATCGCCAAATTGTATAGATCAACTTTACCGAATGTACAAGACTTAATTACATCTTTCATAGCTGACAGTAAGCTTGAACTTGTGTTAGCTTCTTGTGCGATCATTAAGATCTTTTCTTCTTTTACGAGGAATGGTCTAAACTCAACGGTTTCCTTTGTAGATGGAACAGTGAGAGTATACTTTGGCGTTTCAATTGTTGGTAACATAATAATTTTTGTTTTTATAATTTAGATTAATTTCTTAAAGACTTTAAGTTTGTCTTTAGTACTATTTATTATAGATTTGATAGCACCTTCTACGTTGAATGTATCGTACGTCATTACAACATCAATCTTAATTGTTTCGGAAGATGCATTAGATAGTTCAACACTGTTGACACTTACTGGGAATGCATCCAGAAGTCTAACTCCGTAAATTGGTGTGTTCTTTTGATCAAGTTGTTGAATAAAAACGTCTGTCTTATACTCACTATCATAAGAAACCATGTGTGAATCTGGATCAATGATTGATTCCATCCATTTGTCAAAGAATTTTTTTACGTAGTAATCATTTGTGAGTAAAAAACTAAATGTCACATCTTCGTTAACGACTGTGTTAGGTTTTTTTCTTGTTGCACGATCATACGGGTCGTAGTCAGTTGTTTGAATAATTCGACCAGGTAGTGAACACGATTCGCATAGAATATTGATATCGCGTGGATCATTTACTAATCCACCTAAACTAAATGTCCCACTTAAGGCAGAAGCTGCAGCAGATTGTAGATCCAAATTTAATAGGCTTTGAGTAGGAGGAGTGATTGTTACTGCAAAACGATTACCTCTTGCAATACCTCCTCTTTTTCCAATCGTGGCCTTTAATTGATCAATCGTAACTGGATTGATTGTATTTTTTACGTCATCTATAAGTCCCATGTTTTTTATGTGTAGTATTTTTTAGAATCTTGCCAAACTTTACTTGAAGGTACTTTAGCAAATTGTTTTGGCTCGTGCGGTAAGAATAAAACTGATTCCCAATGCTTTGATGGAACTTCAACGATACGTGATGTAACGTGCTTTCCAAGATAGTGTTTAAAACATGGTTTAAAGTATCGAAGTTGTGAGTTTCTTTTTAAAAAACTATATCGTAACCTTAAACGTGTAGTTTCATCATAGTCATCATTATTGGTATATTCTGTCAATCTATCGAAAAAGATAGCTCTTATTTTTGGTGGAAGGTAATGCAAATTTATGCCATAAAAACCACCTTTAGCTTCTCCTATTAAAAATATGAGTGGAAATCTATCATAGTATGGTAATGTTTCTTTTCCCTTAGGATCATATGTGTAAAAAAACATCCTACCTATCCATGATCTTTTCTGTGGTAATGATTTTCTTATAAGATTGTCATCCCGCAGAACCTGCTTCATATATCTAGGTGCTCGAATAGTTTTTATTTCTTTTCTAAACCAATCAAGCGCTTCGCGCGTACCCTTCTCTATTCCAGCTGCGGATGATCTGGTTTCGAGCCTATTCAAAAAGGTATTTGGCATATAAGTATTTATACATTTACAGAATCTTTATGCCCATAGATTTAAGTGTGTGTTCTGTCCAAATTCTAAACTCCATATCGTGTTTATGGGCAAAAGCTGCAGCTGCTTCCCACTTAGATTGGTTTTTAGCATATGTCATCACCTCCCTTAAATACTTCTTTGTTTTTCGACGAGATTGTTTTGGAGGCTGTGTTTGTTTATCTGGTTTAATTTCTATTAAATATAGTTTTCCGTTTTTCATACGAATAAAAAGGTCAACAAAATATCTATGAATCTTTCCATCTGTTTTACAACGATATGGGACCACCACTTGTTCTGAACTCCAACCGATCACCGAAGGTGTTTCATCCAACCACTTGAACGCCTGCCTTTCCCACATTGAACGATAAACAACATTATTGAAATCACCTTCATACTTAGAAGGGTGTTTGACTTTGTATTTTCCTTTATAAAACTTCATTCTCTATAAATATTTATATCTCTAATCTTAGTTTGTTTCAAAAGACACTATAATATAAATATCTTAATCACATAATTTATTATAAATAACTAATAATGGAAGAACAGTTTAATACCACGAAAAAGTTCGTTGAGAATGCGCTAACAGAAGGGTCAACTGCGGACTCAGCTGATTCTACAAAACCTATTATTAGTTTTCCACGAGATCTCGAAGAATTGGGTCGACCATTTGTCCAATTTTCATGCATGGAAGAAGGTAGAAGCATATTTTTACCAATGCCCGCGGGAATTACAATAGCCGATGGAGGTGATTATTCTACTATCAATATCGCCACAATGTCGGCTCTTGCACAAACAGCGAGAGCTGGCGTGGATAAATTTACTGGAGGAGGCGGTGCTGGAGATGTTGCAATGGCTATGGCAAAGGACATTGGGAAGCAAACATTTTCAGGAGGTGGAATTGGTGCTGCTATTCTTTTATCGAAAAAAATGGGCTTAAATGATTTGGCCGATGCAGCTTCATTCGCAGGTAAAATGGTTGTTAACCCTCGAACAAACGTATCGTTTTCTGGAAACAACTTAAGGCAATTTGGATTTAAATTTACACTTATTGGTAGAGATAAAAGCGAAGTTAATGCTATCGATGATATACAGAACACTTTTCGTAATCAGGTTTATGCGTCTGAATTGGACAACGAAAAGCTTTTACTCAAATATCCAAACCAATGGCAAATTAAATTCTTTTCACCTAACGAACCTGGAAAAGAACTAGATTATATTCCAAAGATATACACATCATATCTTACATCGTGTAGTGTTGCAGTCAACCCTAGTTCACCTCGTTTCCGAACTGATAACTCTCCATACGAACTTACTATTGATCTTGCCTTTCAAGAAACTAAAATTCTCACAAGGAATGAAATACAAAGATTGGAAAATGGTGATCGTACAAATAGAGAAGCCGATGATCGAGCTGCACTTGGTGAAAATGTAAAATCATTAGCTGATGCTGCAGCAAATAAATTACAAAATTTTGCAAAAGGTCTGGCAAAACCAAAATAGAAAATATCAATAATGTTCTTTAAACAATTTCCAAAAACGACATATAGTGTTAAAAACGATGCTATACAACAAGAAATAGCAGACCATTTTAGGTATGTTGATGTCATTGAACGGTCATCACAGAACTTTTATTCATATAAAAAGGAACAGATTATTGATTCTGAAAGGCCCGACACAATGTCAAAACGGTTATACGGCACCAATGATTACTATTGGACATTCTTTATTGCGAATGATACATTGAAAAACGGGTTATCTGCATGGCCTAAAGGTGATAACGAGATTAATCAATTTATTTCGAATGAATTTAAGAACTTAAGTGTATATAGATTTCCATTTAATGATACTCGACAAGACGGTGTAATCGAAACTATAACGGGATTACCTATTAACAATCCTAAGTATTTGCCATATCTATATCTTCTTACTCCTATTGCATCAACTCCTTCTGCACCAGGTCCTGGTGGCGATCCTAAAAAGGTTTATGCAAAAGTTAAAATAGTTGACTATAAACCAAATCTTTCTCAAATTTGGATTGACTCGTCAAGTATTACTTGGACAACTCCTGAATCACAGTCCTTTGAAAATCAGGTTGGAGATGGCGGATATGTTGATACATTATGGACCAACCTCGCGAAACAAGTATTTGAATCACAGAATAGTGTTGAAAATATCTCCATGGAGTTTAACATATTTTTCCAATCCGACGAAACACCCGAGGTTAATATTCTAAGAGAAGAGTATGTCAAATATATACGTGATGCGATCACCAAATTCTACGGTGACAAATGGGTTGATGATGACCCTGAAACAGTTGACGATAAATCTTTAATGCTACTTCATGACTTGTATCCTACGCAATATTGGAAAGATTCCTCACTCGCACCTGCTCATTATTATGATTCCGCTAATCCCGAAAATGAGATTACTGAATATGAAACATTTGATTTTTCATCACCTAACTATATAACATACCGTGATGATATGATTGAAGATAACAATTCCAAAAAGGAAATAGTAGTTGTCTCACCTTCATACATTGACCAATTCGCAAGAGAATATAAAAAATTGCTAAATGAGTGAACTAAATAGATCATACGCGGGTGAGGAAGGAAAGTCATCCAAACAATCTTCCTATAAGATTTTAAAATGCATCATGGTGAATTCCGATGGTGAAGAAAAGGATATACATAACATGGTTGGTTATACACGAATTCATGAAAGTATATTTTCAGCTGCACTAATATGTGAAATTGGTATTCGTGATGAGTCTAACTTCCTTGAAGAGTTTAACATCACGGGTAATGAACTTATCGAACTTGAAATTGAGATAAACAACTTCGGCCAGAAACGTGAGTTAAATTATACGTTCTATGTACGAGAGTATAATGATTATGCTCGAAGCGCGGAAAACAATCAGATACAAGCATATACACTTATTGCTGTATCAGAACATGCTTATATCGCACCTCTTATTAACTATTCAGGTACTGCATTTGGTACAACGACGAGTGTAATTGAAAACATATTTAAGAATGAACTTGATACTACGGGTAAAGATCATAAGGCATTGCTCATAACTCAAGGAAATTGTGCAACCGAATACACTGGTACACATAACCTCGCAAATCCTCTGAAAGAGTCTCTTAAGATATTAAATCACGCGGCTGATGTTAATAACACTCCTTATGTTCTTTATCAGGATCTTTCGACAAATATAAATTTAGTACCTTTAAGTTACGTTACTGATAGAGAAGAAAATCCAATTTATAAAACATTTGTAAATAAACAAATCTTATCGTCGGATGATGGTGATAACGAATATGCTGAAAGATCAACTCAAATGTTGAATATCACGTCAAATATTGGGATGGCACCTTCGATAAGAACTGCGGATGGAGGCGTTGCAACAAACAATACATTTATCGATATTTCAAATAAACAAATACGAAGAAATGCTTTCTTTGCTGACATTGCTATTAATAAAGATTTTACAACTGCGAAGGCTTTACCCTCAACAACATACGGTATACCAACACTACAACGTATACAGGCAGAACTCCACGCAAAAGCAAAAAAGAATGCTTCTACCGCTGCTTTAAATTTAATTCATCCTCTCGTTGGTCTTGCGAATACTCTATTGTCAAAAGAAAATCCTTCGTCTGATCAATATAAATTTGGTCAAACTCGAACACCGACTGCAAAAGACGAGTATAGATATATTAACACCAATAATGTAGAAGCAACCACACCTTCACAAACACAAGAACAACATTCAAACACATCACGAGCATATCTATCAAACTATGATTCATGCTCTCATAAATTTACTGTTATGGGTGATACATTCTTGAATCCTGCACGAACAATTCAACTCAAATTTCCAAAAGCAACTGATCCTTCTGTATATAAGAAATATACTGGTAAGTCAGAAACAAATCTATACGATCATCTACTTTCCGGACCATATCTTATCTTTGAAACAACTCATACCTTTCAAGAAGGAAAATACGAAACACAAATGACTGTTAAGACCGATGCACTCGTTCCACTCGGCCTCGAAGTCGAATAAACATTATGATAAAGAATCCAAACTTCTTCCTCGGTGTAATTGAGGATATACAAGATCCCAGAGAATCAAATCGTGTTCGCTGTCGTGTACTAGGACACCATACTGAAGATCTTACAAAACTACCCACGGAATCACTTCCCTGGATGAATGTAACCTTTCCTGTTACATCTGCTTCTATGTCGAGTATAGGATCAGGTTCTCATGGTTTACTTCTTGGATCATGGGTATTTGGTATATTTATTGATCCCGAAAATCAACAAGGACTTATACTTGGATCCCTTGCATCTGAATCAACACATCAAGAGGTATATGATCCAAACATTGGCTTTCGTGACCCTTCTGAAATATATCCACTATCAACTCGATCTGATGCACCAGCTCTTACACAAACCGAAGCTGAACAATCTTCAAGTTACCAGTATAAAATAAACAATCGATACGAAGATATACCTGTTGCCACTCAACCTCATCTATCTACAATTACTGAAGACTCCGCACCTGAAAGTAAAAAATACTCAACTCCAGATGCTCAAGAGTACGCACAACCAGTCTATCCTTATAATAAAGTAATACAATCAGAGTCAGGACATACACAAGAATACGATGATACACCCGGAAAGGAAAGAATATCCCAAACCCATAGGTCTGGAACCTCACAAGAGATCATAGCTGACGGAACAAGTATACATACCATCGTTGGTAATGGGTATAAGATAGTAGCAGGAGAAAACAATGTCTATATAGTCGGAAATTGCAATATCACTGTAGATGGAGACATGAAAACACTCGTAGGTGGTAACTATGATCTAGAAGTAGAAGGTGATATGAATACGCTTATACACGGAAACAGGAAGACGAAGATTAGCGCCGACTGCGAATCAGAAATTATCGGAAAGCGAAATATACATATTAGTAAGGGCGATACTTTAAAAGTCGGAGAGTCTCAGAATATTAGTATCACCGACGACGCGAAATTCGAAACACTTACTGGAGGTCAGGTAATTAACATAAAAACGAATAGGAACGCGAATATCGGGTTAAAAGATATTCATAATGTGGGAGAAGATTTCGATTTAAGTGTTACTGGTAATCGTAATGATGTTACATTCGGCGATTTAGGACACTCTATATACTCGAGTAGTAATTTAAAAATAACATGCCCGCAAAAAACGAATTTATCATCCCCAGTGCTTGAAGTATCGGGAGATATAATCGCAGGTAATGCAGGTGTATCACTTATAACACATTCTCACTTACAGCAAGCAGGTAATGATGCTGGTGCTGGTGCAGATACATTAGCACCAACCGCTGGAACAGGAGTAGGATCATGAATCACTTAATACAAACACCAACACAGTTTGGATCAGCAGAAGTAATAGCAAGAGGTACGAATGAGTATACGCTCTTTTATACGAATTTAACAAACCTCGCGCATCTTGAATCATGGACTCGATGGGAATCATTTCCATCAGTTGTTCGTGTTGGTAACTTTGTTTATTGTCTTGCAGCACTCACGGGCTCTAAATATTATACCTGGTGGACACTGATTGATGTTGTTCCTGACCCAGCAGATCCTTATCGCCTTGGAAGTAATGTTGCGTATCCTCAGATTACGAATGAGATGAGCACTTCACTCGATCAGATACAGATTAATCCGGATGATGATGAGAATATAACGAATGATGGCAATACTAATTTCGAATTGACAACACTTAAACCCTATTATACTCTACCTGTTACAGTTACAGGGTATAACACGAGTAATAATATTGGAGGATTATTCTATTCAGCAAGCTATAATTTTGAAAAGATATATCCTTCCTTTCAACCAAATTGGTCAAGCGCGCGAATCGTGAAAGGTCACAATAATGAAATTCGAATTTCAGGATGGGGTGAGCGAGTTGATCTTATACAAGACCCTGATTCGCCAACACCGCCGGCAATCACAGATAAGATTAGTTTATTCGCGCCATTTGGAACAAAGAAACAATTTGAAACTCTTTATGGTAAGCAATCAGACTGGTGCGAGCCTGATGGTACTCAGTGGATGTTCGAAGCACCGGCGGGTCATGCTAATCAATCAGTACGATGGGCAGATGATGATGCGTTCCAAGCTGAAAACGCTGATGGTCGAACTTATTACTATCCATTCCAATTCGATGGGCCTTTAAGTAATCAATACTTTATTAATGTAAAAGGTGATGTAAATCAGGATGGTGTTGATGATACGCCTGTTAAGGATGTAGTTAAAACAATTGCAGGTATCGCGATCGCTGATGAAATAACACAAAGGCTCGATGTTACGAAATGCGGATATGATTTCGATCTTAATCTAGGTAATCTACCAGTGCCGGAGTTTGTCAAGAGTATAGGTGCGAAGGCGAATGAAATGAAAGACACTATCGGATCTGCTATTAGTAAAGGCTCAGCAGGCATTCTGGAAATCGTGGAAAAGGCTGAGGGGGTAAAGGGCGCCTTAGAAGATGAGTTAAGTACAGTCGGTGAGAAGTTGACTGAGAACTTTTCTGAGGCACTATCGAAGATTAATCCTCTTGATACAGAGGCGATTGATTCATTGAAGGAGAAGTGGTCGGGTGTTGTTGATAATATCGAAGATATTCTTGAGAATTTAGATAAAGTTGACATATGTTCTCTTGTTGATGTTGTTGCAAAGGTTGATAAGAATGGTGTACTTATTAAGAAGCCAGAGATGGAAGATACTCCGATTGATCCGATTGAACCTTCGAAGAAAACACATATTGTTCCTATTACAAATGGTAATATACCTCAAACAAATATACAGAAGAAAGAGGGTATTGCACCGAATACGATAAAGTCGATTGAAGAGCAATACGAGTATGCGTGGAAGAAGTTGTATGATGTGGCTATCATTGGTGATTATACATCGAGTGTAGGTGAGAAGAAAATAAATGTTGTCGAGCTCGGTCAGCAATTAAGGGATGATGAGGAGTATCAAGCAATACAGGGTGTGGTTGTCATGGGTCTTCCTGCACCGAGTAATTCTCGTCTTGAGGAGATGGAGAAGAAATGGGCGCAGGATCACTACCTTCTCACGTATATTTCTCTTGTGTTATCACGTGCGCGTCAGCAAATATATCAAAGGTTCAAAGATCAGAAGAGACCTGATATTACATCCGACACTGATCCGCGAGATCTTGTGAAGACATCACCAAAACTCTGGCAAGATGCACCTCAGCTATTGGGAACGAAGATGCATGCACCGGGTGTAATATGGTCGGTATATACTCAAGAGGATTTGGATAAAAGGAATGAAATAAGAGATGAAATATTAAAGGCTATTCGTGAGTATATCCTTACTGAAGAGCTTATTCTATCACTGAATAGACTTTCTGTCGCAGCGCCAAGCGAACATGTAAAGAATATAGAAACACCTGCATCAGATGAAGAAATCGGGGATGCAACCTTTGAAAGTGAAGGAGAAAAGAAATCGAATGAAATTGGAGGTGCTGTGAAGGATGGAAGTTCAGGTAAGGTGAGTTATGCTTATGAGAAGGGCACTATCCGTAATCAACCTATTCAGCCACGGCTCTTCGATATTCTTGAGAATACCGCGATACAGCACGATTTAACAATACACATATATTCAGGAGGACAACCAGCGAAAGGTAGACGAACGGGTTCTTTACGACACAATAATGGATACGCGGCCGATGTACGCATTTATAATAAAGATGGTCGTCGTCTTACAGCAACAAGATCGAAGGATATACCTGAACTCGAGAAGATTGTGAAAACCCTTAGGGAAAACGGAGTAGAATCGATTGGTGCACATCCGCTTTATATGAATGGTAATTTACATATTGATATTGCATCATCCGGTCCTTCGAGTTCGCCAAGCGCTGTTTGGGGAAATACACATGGCTATGGTTCTTCTCCCAACTGGTTAAGAAAAGCATTTAAAATTTAAACATGAAAGATATACTTAATATAGACACAAACGGGAAAGTAAGAGAGAAGTATCTTCGATATGTTCTTGTCGAAGAGATGCGTAAAAGCACACTGAACGGGTATGTACCATCAAATGGTGCACAGCTTGGTGTGATTGAAGGCAAGCCAGAAGAGTACGCAGATTACTTAATTCGACAAGTTCAGAGTTCTGCAAAGATGAATGCTCTCTTTGATAAGACAGTTCGGTCCTATTCTTCAGCAGGAAAATTGATCGAGACTCGTCGGCTTGGCCTGTTTAGTATAGATCCAAAGACAGTGAATGTTGTAAAGAATACAGATCTTTTCAAGCCTCGCACAAATATAACTCACGCGATTCGATTGTATGAGAAATATATTCATCGAACAAGTAAGCTTCCTGTGATAAGTGGTGTGATTTCGATATAAATAGAATAGAGTATGCCTTTGCAATCAGATTACAACGTCGACGAAAAAGCTCCTATCGATTATTCGGGAGGAAAGAATGCGTTGTATGCTGATATCCCAATGCAATTTGTTAAACACCCTGACACAAAGGACATCCGCCCAATTACAGATATTCGTGCAATTCGACAAGCTGTTAAAAATCTTGTACTTACAAAAACACACGAACGCCCATTTCAACCAGAGCTTGGGTGTAGAGTAACTGCATACCTTTTCGAAAACGTTGATCAGTTTACTGCGATCGCGATTCGAGATGAGATTGTACGTGTATTACAATTGCATGAACCGAGAATTAAAAATGTTCAGGTAACTGTTGATCTTGATACAGATAATAACAGGTTGCTTGTGACAATACTATTTCAAATTAAATTAACTAACGAAAACGCAGAGGTAGAATTCTATCTCGATAGAATCAGATAAGATCATGCCAATTAAACAAATAAATGTAACAGACTTAGATTTCGCTGATATTAAGGAAGCGATTAAGGATTACTATCAAAGAGAAGAAGGACCATTTAAGGATTTTGACTTTGATGGTTCGGGTATGAACATGATTCTTGACATGTTAGCGTATAACACGCACTATAATGCTGTTCTTGCACACCTCACAGCGAATGAATCTTTTCTTTCCTCGGCGCAACTAAGAAAGAACGTCGTTGCTCGAGCGAAGACACTTGGTTATAATCCGCATGGTACATCTTCAGCAGAAACAGAAATTACTCTTTCAAATCTTGATTCTTCTATTTTATCGATTCCTGAAGGTACGATATTCAATACAACCGATTCAGTTAACAATTCAACGTATAGCTTTGTTACGTTTGAAGAAATTGGAGAGCCGGACAAACCATTTGTTATACATGAAGGTTCGATCAGAACAAGCTCGTATGTTTTTGATAATAGCATTTCCAATTTAAGATTTGAAATTCCTCACGAAAATATCGATACAACAAAGATTGTGGTGTCAGTGAGACAATCTGCGGCAAGTACTCAACAGGATATTTACACAAAATTCTATGAGCTTCCTGGTGTCGATTCTAACTCAACAGTTTATTTTATTAATGAAAACCCAAATGGGAAATTTGAAATTTCCTTTGGTGACGGTGTACTTGGTAAGAAACCTGATGCAGGTTCAATTATCACTATTAAGTATTTAACTACGAATGGTGCTGCGGCAAATGGTCTATCATCATTCACTACAGCTGATCCGATATTCAACGGTGTGAATAAACCAACCATCACCTCGACCGGCGCAACGACAGGAGGAAGTGCAAAGGAAGCACTCGAAAGTATTCGTTCAAACGCTCCTCTTCAATTCGTATCTCAGAATAGAGCAGTGACGGTTGACGACTATATTGCACTTGTTCGTAAAAACACGAGTGTAAGTTCTATTTCAGTTTGGGGAGGAGAAGATAATAACCCTCCAGTGTATGGCTCAGTCTTTATATCTGCGAAGCCTCATGAAGGTGTTACTTTAAGCGATGAGGAAAAAACTCGACTTATGCCAATACTTAATTCAAAAGGTATTCTTACTGTCAAGCCTGAATTTGTCGATCCCGATATCACTTATTTGTATTTTGACATTTTCACAAAATATAACTCTTCACTTACTAACTTAGGCTCAGCTGGTGTATCAGCGCTTGTACGATCAGGAATTGAGACATTCAGTGATGATGAACTTGAAAAGTTTGATAAGATGTTTAGATATTCAGATTTGTTAAATTATATCACAAATCTCGATAATGCAATTACGAGTGCTTATGTACGAGTCTTCTGTTTAAAAAGCTTTACTGCGCTTAATACAAACACAAGCTCTTACCAAGTTAACTTTAACTTCCCGCTCGCTGTGCCGGAAGATCCTACTGAATCACTTATTACATCGAGCGCTTACGTTAACGATGGTGTAAAATATTACTTTAAAGACGAACCATCTTCGGTTGATAACATTCGAAATATATATCGTTACTATATTAACTCGAGCGGATCTGAAATTGTAGATGAACAATTCGTTGGTACTGTCGATACAGATACTGGTATGGCGCAAATTAAAGATTTCAACGTGACCGCTGATACCGCGATTAATATATTTGCACGTCCTGAGTCAAACGACGTTGTTCCTAAAAGAAACCAGATTCTTGAAGTTGACATAGAAAATACTGTGATCAGTTCTCAGATTGACACACTTGCTACAAGAGGTTCTGCTGGCGCGATTGAATACACAACCACTCCCCGCGAAAGATAATGCACGAGTCTATTGCAAATAGTAAACCTTTAAATCATGAAAGAGATAGGGTACGTGAGCTGATCCCAGATTACTTGAGAGAGTCAGCTGTGAATCTCATTTCTTTCATGGAAGAATATTACAACTATCTTAACAGGGAAAATTTCGCCTCATATGAACTTGACCATGTAATTTCTGAAAACGATATTGACACTACTTCAGCGAAATATCTTGATTCAATACAATCAGAAATAGCGAAGATTGTTCCAAACTCTTCTGTCATGGATAGGACCACGCTTTATAAGAGGATCGTGCACTATTATCGCATTAAAGGTACTCCTGAAAGTGTTGAAGTATTTTTCCAAATGATGTTTGACACTATCGTTGAAATATTTTATCCTGGAGATCATCTTTTAAAATTGTCAGCAGGTGATTACTCAGAAACGACTAATTTGTGGAGTGATAAAAGCGGATTCTTATCGAGCACTGATAAAATCCAAGACGGTGAATTTTGGCAAAAGTATAGTTATCAAATTAAATCCGAAATTACTTCTCAGCGATGGTTTGATGCGTTTAGTCGATTAGTTCATCCTGCAGGTATGAAGTTATTTGCGTTAGTTATTGTCACTGCTAGTTTTCGAAACAAATGGTTTGATAAGCTTAATTACGAGTCGACCATATCAAATCCAGAAGGTTGGTTAAACGATTTGCGTCCACCTTCGCTAGGTTATCACACTCCCCGATATCAGCTTGGTTGGTTACAGTCATCTATCGCTCAATTTATTGAAAGCCTAGCGGAAAACCTATATGATACAACCACAGCCGCGGGCATAAATTTAAATCGTGATCGAATTGTTAGTTTAGTTACGCAGTTATTAGTTACTTCGACTATTACTGCTGATAAGATAAACCGTGATCATTATTACAATCGAGGATATTGGGATGATGTAGAACCTCTCGCCAATTTAGGCATAGCCTCTACAACAATTTCTGAATTAATTGATGACGCGGCTGCACCTCAACCTAGCGTTGATATCGACGGGTTCGTTGATACGAATAATTATAGAGGCCCCGATACTGATTCGGTTTACCTACAACCCGATGGAATTTCCAGATATAAATTCGCATAATAACTTAAACATTTGATATAAATACTAATATGCCCGACGTAACAGTAACAACCGACATTGATACTTTTCTCCGAAGTTCAGACAATGCAGATGCTCGAAGCAACCTTGGTGCTGCATCATCAGCTGACCTTAGTGAAAAGCAAGATACCATAGGTACTAACGTAACAGAGAGTGGCACGGACGCTTTTGCACAAGGTAAAAACACGATCGCAAGTGGAGCCCAATCTCATGCAGAAGGCCTTGGCACAACCGCAAGCGGTGATTGGTCACATGCCGAAGGTGTTAATACGATTGCAAGTGGAAATCCTTCCCACGCGCAAGGCCACACTACAACAGCAAGTGGAGATTATTCTCATGCGGAAGGACGGGATACTACAGCAAGTGGAGAAAGTTCTCATGCGCAAGGTGACGATACAACTGCAAGTGGAAACTATTCTCATGCACAAGGGCTTGAAGCTATCAGTGATAGACATGCAGAACACGCTCATTCTGGTGGCAAATTTTTAACAAATGGAGACGCTCAAAGAATGGCTTTTGTTATGCGTCGGCAGATTACACACACCGCTAATACGTGGTATGGTTTAGGTCTAAAAGGTGTTAACCCAGTTTCATCATCGGAAAATAGATTAACTATTCCAACCGATACTGTTTATACTGGTAAAGCACTAATCTCTGGGACAACGCAGGGGTGTACAAAATCGTTTGGATTTGAGATTCTTTTTGTTGCAGAAAACGACGGTGGAACTACATCAATATTATCGAGTTCAATCACCACAATTTACGATAGTGATGCAACCGACTATGATGTTCGCGTAACAGCTGACACTACAAACGACCAAGTTCTAATTGAAGTATCTTCAATATCCTCTACTGATACAATTAGATGGGTTGCAAGTGTAGATGTAGTCTCTGTGTCATTCCCAGCATAACATAACATATTAAAAATAATGGCAGATCATACAAGAAATATAAAAGAAAATAAGGACTCAGCGAATATAAACCTTATCGCCAACAAAGAAGCCGCCTATGCCCTGACAGGTGTAGCCGCTGGCACGGTTTATAAGACCGAGGACACGGGGCAGATTCTTGAACGGGCAGCAAAGCTCGATCTCGCTGCCGACTTCGTTATCGTCGGAAATGCCGCAGGCATGATGGGAGTGACTTTGGCGGGGACTTATTCTGCCGATACGGTTGGGCAGAATAGTCCACCCTCATCCGATGTAGGCTATCTAGGGTTTTACTGCAATGAGAACAGTGGCGGTAACAATATGTCAGTCACTTACGAATCTGGCAAGTGGATCATTAAGGGGTCTATGCAAGCCTTTGAGTCTGCTGGGGGTGAAGCTCACCCTGCAGATGTTACAGCGTGGACTGCCCTTAGTGGAGCGACAGGAACGATTGATTCAGTCACACGTAATGAACCCCGCAACTGGAAGCATGACGGCACAATCCTAGTCTATGACAACGACGAGAAAATCCTCCTAACCAACCTGCCAGACGGTCAGCAGGTTAAGATCGTTGGCGAGGGTGGACGCATTGAGCAACTACCACCATCACCACTACCAGACATTAAACGTGGCTTTATTGTTTCTAGTGATGGCAATCCAAGAAGTTCTACTTCCGATGGAGGCAACGCTCTTTCTGGTGCTTTTTTCTGGCATGAAGCCGATGGTATGTTTATCAGGGATGATAATGGGGCTTATAATGCTTATATATACCATACTGGCTCTAGGTGGTACATAGCCTACCAATCATATGTTTACTTTCAATCAGACCCATGTGCCTCTACTGTTCACCCTGCTGACGCTACGGGATGGACTGCCTATGACGCAGGTGGGGGCATTGGTCAAGGAACGATAGCTGATGGTGGATTGGTTAAGACACGCGCATGTGAAGTCTACAATTCACCACCATATGAAACATCAGGAAGTACCCCGTGGTTCACGATCAAGAACACGGTTTATCTGACTGTGAACGATGCGGCATCCTCTGGTGGGTATGCTGTAAATGGTGTGACAGTGGCTAACGGAGCCGTGCAGGGAATTGGATGGGTTCAAGTGGGTGAGCGTGTCGCAACGACAAAATCCACAATCCTATACAAGCTATCCAAGGTCGATGAGGATACCACATTCACATTCGGTGCAACCGT